CGACGCTGAATACCACCCGGGGCAAGACGCTCCGACCGGCAACGAAGAAATGCGGATGCTGGTCACGGTCCGATCCGCCCTCTCTAAGCTGGAGGGACGGTAGATGGCAACCAATCCGAAAATGAAGCCATGCCCGAAATGCGGAACGGACGAATGGCTGGACGTCTATAAATACGACAACGGCTGGCAACACGTCGAATGCGACAAGTGCTTCTATCTCGGCCCAGGGGAAGGCTCCGTCAGGCAGGCGATCAAATCACACAATGAAAAGGTCGCCTCCACTCTGTCCGGAGGCAATACACAGATGGAGGAAAGGTCTTGAGCCGCATATCTGCAATCGCAAAATCATTGTCGCCCGCCCAAAGGGATCTGGTTCTCGCGAGCGAGCCTGACGACGTAACCGGCACCGAAGGCGTCGGCGTCGAATTGCACGGCCAGGAATACCAGACGGCCAAGGCACTCCAAAATCGCGGCATCGGCCACTACACGCACGGCTCCGTCTACATCGACATGTACTGGAACAATAACACGGGGCTTCTGGTGCGTGACTACATCCGGATGCATCTCACGCCGCCGCCCTCTCCAACCTGGAGTCCACCGATGCATAAGCCAGAGGGGATCACGACGCTGCCTTGGAAAGTATCGGGGCAGCAATATCACCGCACGATTGTCTACACGTACAATAACAACGACGGCCTCGGGGATCGCGAAGGCTTGGTGGCCTCTATGGAGGTCCGAAACAACCACGACGATACCCAGCTCGCCAACGCCGCCTACATCGTCCAATCCGCCAATCACTTCCTTAAGATGAAAGAGGCGCTGGAGGAAATCGCTTCGCCATTTGTGATTGCATCAGGACCAGCCGGGAAACTCCCGCAAATTGACTATGAGGCGATAGCCCGCGAGTTCAGTCGGCGGCAGGGGCTCGCCCGTTCCGTCCTCTCATCACTAGAGGCTTCTTCAAAGGAGAGTGGGTAATGACAGAGGCTGCATACAAACCGACCCTATGCCTTGACTTCGACGGCGTAATTCACAGGTACGACAGTGGGTGGCAGGGTTCGCTCGTCATCGCCGACGACGTAACGGATGGATTTTTTGAATGGCTGGACGATGCGACAAAGCACTTCAAAATTGTAGTGTATTCCAGCCGCAGCAAAGAACCCGGCGCCTCCGACGCCATGGCTATGTGGATGGCTGAGCAGCGCCGCAAGTGGCGCGAGCGGGGCGGCAAAAGCCCTCACGAGTACGGCGATCCTGTAGAGGTCGAGTTCGCAGACACGAAGCCAGCCGCATTTCTGCAGATTGACGACCGGGCTATCTGTTTCGACGGCGATTGGTCGAAGCTAGATCCCAAGCAACTGCGCGAGTTCAAGCCTTGGAACAAGAGGCCCTCCCATGGCTGACCTTCCCTACGTGATCGTGCCGAAAGATACATTGAAGTTAGCCATGGATGCCTTGGCACCGTTCGCTAATTTTTGCGAGGCCATAACTCAAGAGGACGGCTGGTCTGAACTGGACGATATCGGTCTGTGGTTCGAGGACACGCTACTGGAACGCGTTTCGGTGGGAGAATTCCGCCGCACCCTTGAGATGCTCCGCGCGCTTGGCGGAGCCATGGACACCTCCGCCGTATCACTAGATGAGATCGTGGGAGTGCTGGAGCCGTTTGCTGACGCTGCAAATATTCTCGATGACGCGCTCAGTTTGGTCAAAACAGGTCGGCAAGCGCAATTTCATGAAGATTGCCAGAAAGCCCGCTCCCTCCTCCATCGCCTCAAGGCACAGACAGAAGACAATAAGGAGGGGGTATGAGCGCGCGTCACCGCAGCAAATACCGCCCAAAACAGGATGATCCGAGGATGTCTGATCCGAAACCATATGACTTGAACGACCAGTCTGAGATCGACCGCCTGCACAGTGAACTGGAGGGCTATATGCGCGTCAGCCTTAAGGACGGCACCGACACGGAAGGACGGGCATTCGCCTACGCGGCACTCTGCGCGATGAATCGCAGACGGCGTTTAGCTGGGCCTCAATCCGCCCTCTCCCTATCCCAACAGAGCACAGAATGATGAAGCTTCCGGCGATTTTCCTCTGTGACCGTACTGGCAACATGGCACGACCGTGGGTCGAGGCTGGCGTGCGGGCGATCACGGTGGATCTTCAGCAGACGGATTGGACCCATTCCTTGCGCACCCACATTCAGGCAGACGTCAGGGGGTTGAAGCCAATGCCGGCGCTGTTTGTTGCAGCGTTTCCGCCCTGTACACACCTGGCGTCATCAGGCGCTCGTTGGTTCAAAGACAAGGGGCTGCGGTCACTTATCGACGGTCTGGAACTTGTCGAAGCCTGCCGGTCATTCTGCGAGGCTGGCGACGCTCCCTGGATGATCGAGAACCCGGTCGGCACGCTCGCCACCTACTGGCGCAAGCCTGACCACGAATTCCACCCGGTTCATTACGCCGGCTATGCGCCAGAGCCCGAGACAGAACTCTACACCAAGAAGACCTGCCTCTGGACCGGAAACGGATTTGTCATGCCAGACCGGAAGCCAGGAGAGCCGACATTGGGAAGCCTAATGCATCGGATGTCTCCGAGCGAGGATCGTGCAGACAGACGATCAGCAACACCGCTCGGGTTTGCGTACGCGGTCTTTCACGCTCATCGCCATCTCATTCAAAAGGTGGCGGCATGAAACAGAGCACAGAATAAAGGAATAGGAATAATGATGGATCAAGCTGACACCAGGGATTCCGAGCGTTGCCCGCATTGCAACGGAGAAGGTGGCGGCAACGCGTTCATCAATCGCGGTCCCGACATCAGCACACATTCCGTCGAGTGGGTGCGCTGCCGTACCTGCGAAGGTGCAGGGGTGATAAGCGGGGAGCGTGCCGTTCTGGTTGCGCAGGGCAAGGCTATGCGTGACGCCCGTGTAGCACGACAGGAAACGCTCCTGGAGGCAGCCAGGAAGATGGGCATCACGCCGTCCCGGCTCAGCGCAATTGAAAGAGGTCGAGCGGATTGAACCAATCCAATTTCATATCGGACCAGAAGGGGGTGATGACAGATGGGGGATATAGCGAGCAAACCGCTGACCGCCGCTGAGCTCGGAGCGCTCGTCGGCAAGTCCGCGCGATACTTCCAAAAACTGGCCAAGGCGGGCAAGCTGCCTTTTGCGAGCCAGCCGGGAGGTGCTGGGACAGCCATCTACTTTGATCCGGCGGGTTTCGAGGAGTGGATGGCTAAGGGCAAATTGGGGAAGGCAAAATGGCCAACATCTACTGGCGCAGCGGCTGGGCGTGGGCGCGTGCGACGGTCAAGGGAGTGGAAAGACGCGAGCCCCTTGGAACTCGTTCTAAGGCAGAAGCTCAAGAGCGTTTCGAGCAGTTCGTCGCGCAGATAGCCGGCGAGAAGTCGTCGAAGTGGGAAAAGCGAAAGACACCATTTCGGGAGGCAGTCCGGGTGTTCACCGACGATCATCTGCCGACGCTGGCGCCATCCTCGCAGGAGAGATACCTGCAAAGCCTGCTGATCCTCACGCCGCACTTTGAGGACTCGATGCTGCAAGACATATCGCGTGCAGATCTGACGAAGTTCATGGCAGCACGCCGCAAAGCAACCACCCGCCGTAAGGGGGGATTGAAGGACTCCAGCATCCGCCGTGAACTGGCGTGCCTGTCGAGCGTCTTCACCATCGCTGCCGACTACGAGCTCTGCGATGCGAATCCGGTTCTGCCGTTCCTTCGGGCGAAGAAGAAGACCAAGCAGCTCGTCGAGACGGACTTCCGTACACGGCACCTGTCGCATGCGGAGGAGTTGGCCCTTCTCACTCAGGCTAGGCGCGAGGCGGACGGCATGCGGCCGGGCTCGTTGCGCCAACATGAGAAATTCATGCTGCTCTGTGCGATCGCGCTCTATGTCGACATCGGATTGCGGGCACAGGAGCTTCTGCGGGCCGAATGGCCATGGATCAATGTCGAGGCAAAAGAGATCACCGTACCGAAGAAAATCACCAAGACCGGCAAGGAGCGCACCGTCCCGCTGCATGACCGCGCCCTCATGATCCTAAGCCAAATCCCCAAGCACCCGAAATCGCCCTTCGTGCTGTGGCGGTGCGAGACGGGCAAACGGTTCAAGGACGTCAACAAGGCCCTCCAGCGCATCGCCAGGGCTGCTGGCGTGGAGGACATCTGTGTCCACGACCTGAGGCGCACCTGCGGCTGCCGGCTGTTGCAGGACTGGCGCTTGCCGATGGAAAAGGTCTCCCGGTGGCTGGGCCATTCGAGTACGGAGGTCACTGAGCAGCGCTATGCGTTTTTGAAGATCGAGAACCTTCAGGAAGCGATTGGGCGCATGCAGAACCCGGACACAAGGTTGCATGTCGCATCATTCTTCAGTGGTGCAGGAGAACGCACAAACCTAGGCACATCGGAGTCCAGCACCAGACTGGAAAACCACCGAAAAGACGTTGTTTGATAATGGCTTATATGACATTGATAATCATCATGGCGGCATATCTCATAATCCTTAGGTCGGCGGTTCGAGTCCGCCTCCCGCTACCAAATTTTCCCTTTACATTACAGGGTTACGCCGCGCGCCCGACACAGAGCCGGGGCGGTACGACTCACGAACAAACCGCACACACCGAACAGGCCGCCGCACAAAACTCGGCACGGCCCGTTTGGCGTTTGTTCCTTCCCCAAGACCACGACCCTAGCCCCTGACCACCAACGGAGAGAGACGAATGCCTGCCGTAATACTGAAGCATCCGGCGAAAGCCGCGGAGCTTGTCTGCCATGACGAACAGATGGTCGTGTGGGCGGGAGGCTTAGCCGGGATGCTCAACATGGGCGGATGGCTTCGAGATGATCTCTCGTATGACGACGGCATCGAGATGCAGGAAGCCATCAAGCGGGAACTGCGAAGTATCGTATCGATGGCGTTTACACACCCAGAAGCTCTCAAGCCTAGCCCCTGACCAAGATCAACCAAGGAGAGAACCAATGAAAGAGCATGCCGCCTACAAAGTGAAGGTCACCCTCGGCCTAGCCCCTGACAAGGAGAGAGACGAATGACCGAGATCAAAAAGACGATATCCGCTGACGACCGGCTGAAGGTGTTGGCTCTGGCAACGATTGCCAACCAAAAGGCGCGGGAGGCAGACGCGTTCGCGCAACAGATGGCCGAGCTTATCGGCTACAGCAGCCCTTTCGACACCAAACTTCATGAGCTTGTCTACAGCAAAGGTTTCACCGTAGCGGAGTTCGATCAGCACCTCCTCTGGGATGGGATCGCCGTGGAGGACCGCGATGGCTAGTCCCCGGCTCTACGCGTCAGACACAAAAGTACCAGTATACCAAACCCGGTTGGAGCTTGAATCGCTGCTCAAGCGCTACGGGGCAGATCAGTTTCTGTTCGGCACCCAACTCGGAGAGGCAGTGGTCGGCTTTCGTATGAAGGGGATACAGATCAAAATCCGGCTCTCCATGCCGAAGGGTGTTGATGCCAAAGCTGCGAAGGAGGAACGCCGTCGATGGCGCGCCCTCCTCTTGGTGATCAAGGCCAAGCTCGAAGCCGTTGCAAGCGGTATCTCGGTGTTCGAGGACGAGTTCCTGGCCCACACAGTCATGCCTGATGGCAGCACCTTCGGCGAATGGGCCAAGCCTCAAATCGCATCGATGTACAAGGAAGGGAAGATGCCGCCGTTGCTACCGGCGCCGAAAGGCAATTAGCCGAGCAGCCTAGCCTCACCAGCAAGGGAGAAGGACTATGACGAACGACGACGCCAATTTTCTGCCGATCATCCTTGAAAGGACCAGGACAGAAACGCAGTACGTCGACCGCGACATCACGATCAACCGCGCTCCCACAGACGAGAGCGTGAAACTGTTGCGCGAGATGGAGGAACGGCCGGTCAGCAGGATGTGAAAGTGTAGCCTCAGCTATCAGGTCCAGGAAGAAGACGGATGGGTGAGATGTTCGAGATAGACCGTCCCGAAGCTGCTCAAGAACAGACCCGCGAGGATTGGGAAATCCGCGTCAAGGCTATCCAGAACCGTCCCTTAGATACGTTCTGCGAGGGGGATATTCTTCGGCATCCAGACGGCACGCAATACTTGATTGTTGCTCCCGTCATGGAGCAGGCAATTAGCGACTGGAAACAAGCTTGGGCGAAAGCCTTTGCAGATGCGTTTCCTCCCCAACAGACCAGCGAGAAAGGAGAAGGGTGATGAGTGAGATTGCCAAAGGAGCTTATGTGCTCGCAACGAAGTACAGCGATGGCGATCCCGGCGATGCGTGGGCCGTGGGTTACTATTTGGGCAAGGAACGCATGGGCCACGAAGACCGGCACATGGTCGGCGACAAGGACGGCAAGCCGTATCGGGCCAGCGGCTACCGCTACGCGCGTGCCAATCTGAGGCCCGAAGTTGGCGCGTGGCTTGTGAAAAACAATGCCATTCTCGAACAATCGCCGCCCGGCGCGGTCAATCTCTGGAAGATGCTGACCGATCTCGCGTTTGAAGACAACTCAGACAACACAACTGGTAGCACTGATGGCGTGAGGACCAGCGCCCCAACACGCGCTTGACTATGTTCCCCATATGTTCCACTGGTGGGACATGGACTGACGTGATGGGCAGCGGCGAAAGCCGAGGAGCCGCTATGTTAGGCGCGGACTGGTAACTCCGGGGAAGCCCTATCCCGCCAGCCAACCAAAGCTGGCCTGTCCTTCACGTGGGTCTGACCTGCTTCTATGCTGCCGTTGCAGCGTGGCAGGATACGGCCTCAAGAAACCCCGGCAAGCGCGTTATCATGAGGCATCGAGCCAGGGTCATAAGGAATAGCTTGGAGCAGGATTAGGCGATGGATGATCTTCTGAAGGCAGCGATAATTGCAGTCTTGTTCGCCGTCCCAACCGCATTGCTGCTATTGGCTGTTTATGTCCGCGCTCAAGGCGGGAGATCGTTTTTTTCTACTTCCCGACAGAAGAAGCGGCGGCGAGCGAGGCAATACCGTGAGTATTGCGAACGCAGGAAGTTCTATAAGGAAAATAGAAGGCGTCGCGACGAAGAAAAGATGTGGTCAGACGAGTATCTGCTCGAAGCTACAGGTCGCAACGATCAGCCGACACTTCACTAGATCACCAGGATGAGGGGCACCATTCCGAAGCAGCCGATCATAAACCACATCGGCCACTTCACCCCCCGAACAGCCTGCCGATCACCGGGAGGCTTTCCCCCCACGATATCCGGCCGAAGAGCGACGCCCCGACCACCGTCAGGCCGATCCCGATCTGTACGAACTGGATCGGGGACAGGCCCATCATGGAGCCCGTCTCCAACTTCCCTACTCGGCGGTCGAGCGTATCGATCTTCGCCTCGATACGGCCCAGGGTTTGGGCGTGATGGTACAGTATCCCGTCGGGACCGGAGGGGGGATAGTGCGCGTGCCCATTCATCTTGGTCATAGGTGTGCATGGCTCTCAGCTCTTCGCTCTGTTTTCGCCCGACGCACACCCCCAATTCGGACGGGATTTGTTACTCGCCTCGATCTGCTCGGCCGTCTCCTGGGTCAGTTTATCGTTCTTGCTGACGGTGGAATGGCGCCAGTCCTTACACAGCTCTTCGGCGGTCACGACCATTGTCTTGCCGCAACCGCTAGCAATCCCTGCAGCTATCACGCAGCAAGCGATCAGCAGCGCCCGGTTGCTTGGCTTTCTGCCGGATGGTTTCGTTCTTTGCATTGATCTGGCGTCCTTCGCGCTTGGCGTCTTCGTAGACCATCGCAGCGCCTTTCCCGCGCTGCACCGCATTGTTCATTTGCAACGCCACGAAACCCACCAGAACGCCGGCCACGACACGGCCTACCCAGGAACCAATGACCCAGTTCAGGACGATCATCATTCGCTCGTCCTCCTGCTGTTGATGAAGGTCAGACCGACGACGGTCACGCCGACGCCGCCGACCAAAGCGAGATTGTCCCAGCTCCAGGTGAGCAAGGATTGTCCGGCCGTGACGACTGACTGCCACATCGTCAGGTCGGTGACGGTTTGCGTGACCGCCTCAGGGGGTGCCGGAAGGCCCTGAGAGGCAAAGCCGCCGGCCGCTATTCCACCTGCTGCTATGGCGCTAGGAGGCGGCTTGGCAGCGCTCTGCTCGATCGCTTGAGGCATGACCGGATCTTCCGGCGATGCGACTGGCGTCATGAACAGTGTAGCCTCGCGCGCGCGCCGGTCCGTGAGCCCCCTCAGGACAACCTTCTTGCCTTTCACAGTCGCCTTGTTCCACAGCTTGAAGGCAGAGGCTGCGCCTTTGAAATTCTTCTTGTTGGTCTTCCTCAGAACCGTGGATTGCTGAAGTGCGCCAATCCCAGCATTGTATGAGAAGCTGACCAGCGCATCGAACTGGTTCTGGTTGAGATCGACGGTGACAAGCCGGTCAACGGCGGCCTCGAACTGTGCGAGCTCACGCAGAAGCGCGGCCTCCGCTTCTGCCCGCGTCCAGACCATCCCCTCCTTAATACCCTCGGTGTTGCCCCATCCGATTGTGAGCACGCCTGCAGGACACCTATACGTGGTGCAATCCCCATTCGGAAGCTTGCGGTGATAGCCCTCAAAGCTCTTGATGAGATCGAGCCCAGCAGCAGAGATCTTCATCCCGTCACCAGCCTGACGAGATCCTCGTCAGCCTCGCGCTTTGCGACAGCAACGAACTCGTCAAACCCCATCCCCCGCTTTTGTGCACTGATCGAGAGATAGTGACGGGCGGCTTCCCGGATCTTCTGCTGTTCTGCCGTTGGGACTTCTGCGTCTGACTTAGTGGCGTTGATGGCCAGTGTCTTGTTGGCCTCGATCAACCTGACGTGGGTGACGTAGTCGATGAGTTGGGTGAGACGGTCGGCAAGATCGACGTTCTGCTGTTTTAAGGTCTCGATTTCCTCATAGAGAGGGGTGGGGTCGAAGTCGACGCGGATCCTTCCAGGGCCAGTGTCGACGATGGACGGCGGCTTATCGAGCGTGGGTCTCGGAATTCGGCTCGGATCAACCACAACCTTGCCACCGTTCCACACCCAGGCGTCACGGTGCTCTTTGGGGAGATCAGCGATATCTATGATATGAGCATCGCCGACAGCACCTTTCGGCCTCGCCTTGTCGGCGACCCGCTTGAGCCAGGCCATCGGATCTTCGCCGTCACGTCGGCCACGTGGGGCAGGCTGGGAAATCTGCACGGAGTTGTCCGGCATTACGAATAGAATGCGCTGGCTCATGGTTGATCTCCGAAGCAGACGAAGCTGATGGACGGCGGGTCTTTCGAGTTATCGGCGTACGTCGAATTTTGCAGACGGAAGGAACCGGCCGCCTTTGTGCCTTGACGCAAGACCGACGTTTGCAACTGAGCTGTGCTGTCGCTTTCGGACCACGCCACAACAACGTAGTTGACGCTGGAGAAATCCACGTCGAACGTGACAGTGAGATCGCCCGTTCCCTGATCCGTAATCCCCGAGATATTGAAGGACGTCTGCAAGGTCGGCGTGCCGCCCGAGTACGTGACAACGCCCCAGGCTTTTGCGGCAGACGGATGGAAGTGCTGCCGCCCGGAAACAACCGCTCGGGTTAGGTCCGTGCCTGTTTCCTGCTCCGCCTGTGTGGCAATCTCAATCAGGCCCGGAGCGGTATCGCTGGCGCCCAGCAGGCTCCAAGCCGTTCCAACAAAGAAGTAATAGGCGTTTTCATCGGCAACGTAAGCGATCCAGCCGCAGTCCTCTGCCGGCGTGTAGCGGAAAAACCCGCCCTGCCCGTCAGTCTCGACAATGTCGTGCTGGGCATAGGGCGACCAATCACCGGATGGAGATCCTGACATGATGAAACGGGCGCCGGCAGGCTCTGAGCCGGGAGGCGCCGTCAATCTGTCGGTGATCTTGATCACCCCGAACGTGCTCATCAGCGGCGGGACATAGGTGTCCATCAACCAGTTGCCGCCGTCGTTCACAAGCCAGACGGTTTCACCGAGATTGGTGAGGGAAACCGCCGTAGATGCGACGCCAGACCGGCCGATGGTCTGTGTCGAGGTCGTCTTGATCTTGGCCGCGTTCGCCGTGCCCGCCATCCTGAAACCGAACCGGGCGCCGTTGCTCAGTGCCGTGGCATCGGGAAGCGTGACGGTAAACGCTCCACCAGTGGTGTTGAGGTTTTTGAGTTGCCCGAGATCGTTCGCGTCGAGTGTGGTATCGGTAGTGAGGGTTTCGACCTCAGTTTCCGCGATGATGGTCAGTGTTTCGAGGATCGCGGCGGAGTTGAAGGCGCCCTGGATTGGGTTGACAGTTAGGACGTCAGCGCCGGTTGAATTGTAGAGGATGATCTTATACGGATCGGTCCCCGTGTAGACCTGCACCTTTGTCGAGCTACCCGACCCGGAGACGGGATATGCACCTCCATCGAGATACACGGTGGAACCGAGCGCGACAGATAGGTCGGAGTCGGAGTAGACTGTAAGCGGATTTGTCGTGTTCGCTTGGAAGAATTCAACTCGGCCGCTGGCATATAGAGTGCCGGAACCGTCTATGAATCGATAACCAGGCGGGAATACCGCGACGGCGTCAACCATGTAAAGCGTTCCTAGATCTGATTAGGGGCGGGATGACGCGACTGATTGCAACGACGATTGCTGTGCTCGTCGGCTCTTTACTCGGACACGTACTGGCGCCTTTGGTTAAGGCGTTCCTGACGGGGCTGTTTTAGGCCAGTGATCCGGGCGGCCGACTGTGACGCGGGTCTGGCCGCCTTTCTGGTCATTGCTCTCGCCTGCAGCAGCGCCGCCGGCCGACAGGACGTATTGAACCAGTTCCGCACGAAGTTGCGGGCTACGCTCCGCCGCGCGGATCGCCCGCTGCCACATCCGTTGATCACGGAAGACGCCTCGTTCCATGGCGGATTGGATGACCGCGTTGGCCACGTCCGGCGTCATTCCGGTGAACCGTGCGGCCTGTCGGGTCAGATAATCCATCACCGGCGCAAAGCGGCCCATAGCGGCATTGAAGCCGGCGCCAACAGCGCGCCCAGGTTGGCCTGCCTCTTCCGCCTGCGTGAGCTGTTTTGCTGTCGTTGAATTGCCCTGCACAGCTTTCCGGCTGTCTGACATTTTTGCCTCAAGCACAAGGCGCCGCTGAAATTCACGATGCGACTGCCGATCGGGGAAGATCGCTCTCAAGCGAAGTTGTATGTCAGGGGAGCCGAAAATATTCTCGGTTCTGTCCCGCGTGACGTTGCCTTGCCTAATCTTGCCCGCCATCGCTCTGGCGGCACCTAACCGCCACATATCCCGCTCGCCTGCCGTAGCAAGCCCACGTATTGTCTGTGCTATCTCCTCAGTGTGCATCGTAAGAGCGCGCTCGAAGCCGTCCTCTGCGGCACCAGCGAGTGCGCTTTCTCCCGCGTAGTTATCCAATGCGCGACGGTATGCGGGGTTATCGATCGCGCTCATCAAATCACGCTTTAGTGCCGTCAGAGTGCGCAAATCCCACCCCGCCTGCGGCCGCTCACCCATCTGTTGAGCGCGGCGCGCCATCCCGATCTGATTGTCCAACTCCAATTTCATGCGATGGATAGCGCGTGTGCGGGTTTCAAGGCCGACTGCTTGCCCCTCATCCGCCAGTCGGCGGGCAACCAATCCCTGCAGTTCCTGCATAGTGGGTCGCGCAAACACCGCGCGCAGTCGATCCGTCATCGGCGTTTCGACGGAGAATGCGTCAGCAAAATCTCGCTCGGCCGCCGCACTCCTGCGAGAGATTATCCCGCCGACCGTCTCGGCGTAGTCGCGAGGGTTCTGCAATGTTTCGGCTAAGTCTGCCTCAATACGCGACCATTGGTTGCCCTGTCTCGTATCAAGCCGGTTCTTTAAGCGCTGAGCGCCCGTGCTTTGCTGGTTCGCCGCAGCGCGCACAAGATTTCTGGTGTTCTCTCCACCCAAATCCATCGACATGACGCCGGGCTTGGCTTCCTGCGCCGAAGTCAACCTGTTCTGGTGGCGATCGAGAACGCCCCGCACCTGTCCGGCCACGTTCTCCGGCTCTGGCCCTATCCCACGTGGCCGATAGTCCCGCCAAAGCGCATCTACGTACTTTTCAGCACCAACCTGTTGTGGGTTCATGTAGGCCCGAATTGGGTTGGTCACACCGCGGACCACGGCCGCGCCTGCGTCAATTGCAGCAGGAGCAACCGCACCTAATGGCGCACCGAAAACGTATCCCATTAGCGCATTCTTAGCGCGGTTAAAGAAACCGTCTTCGCCATGTCCAAAACCGTGCACGGCAGCATAGGCCCCGCCTTCCCGAGCGCCCGCCACTGTTCGAGCGCCAAGGCCTGCCCCTGCATTGGCGGCGACCTGCCCAAATCCTGCTGCTCGAGCAGCTCCCGTGACAGCCTCGGGCAGAACACGGGCCGCGCCGGCCGCCAGTCGCGGCCCGACAGTGAACGGAACCGCAACCGCAGATCCGATCTCGCCACCATAGTAGGCAACAGGGTTCGTTTCCCGCGCCGTCTTCTGCCGACCACGTGCAGCGTCCCGCCGTTCGTCATAAGCCTGGCCGAACGATTTATCCGAGGTCATCGCATCGATGCCGCCACGCACCGCGCCTTCTATCTCGTCCGATAACCCAAACGTGAGACCCTGCCCCGCTCCTTCTAAAGCAGCCGGAATACTCCCGGTTGCTTCGCGTTTCGGCTGGGACGGCTGTTGCGCCGTCTGCTGCTGGACGTACTGCATCACCTGATCCTGTGATGCGTCGTCAGGTGCGGTAATTTCGTAGGTGCCGCCGTCCGGTCCCGTGATGCGGTATCTCGCCATCAGTCAATCCTCTGGATGGACCAGCCGCCGGAACTAGCCGCAGCCGGAGGCGAGAACCCGCCCGTTCGTGGCTCTCGGGAATTCAGCACTGGCGCATAGGTCTGCTCAAATGCTTGCCTACGGCGGACGCCGGATTCCGCGTAGAATTGCTCCAATTCATCCATAGCCTTCTGGAGCTGTTCGACACTCTGCGCCGTTTCAAGAGACGTTTTCGTCTTCTGCAACATGCTGAGTTCCTGAACAGCAACCTGCCCGAGTGCGCCGCCCGTTGGGCTATTGGCGCGCATTTCCCCGAGTTCATCAAAGCCGAGGTTGGCAACGATCGTGTTGATGACCTCCTGCAGGTTGCGCGCCTGCGAGCCCGGCCAGCGTGCAAGAGTCGACCCTAAGCCCGCAGACCAATTGCTGATCAGAGGACGAGCCTGGGCAATCTTGTTTCTCACGATATTCGCTTTGGCGTTGGCGCTTTCGAGCGCTGCTTGAGCTTTTGGCATCGAAAACTGAAGATCGCCAGTCTCTCGGCCAACTACTTTCGCTCGCTCACCGCCGGCGATAGCCTCGCCAACGTTACGAACGGGCGCGCCGGTCGCATTAGAGATAACCTCATCGCCGACCGTGGTAACGCCGCGCGCCGGCGCGAGTGGTGTCGGAGCGGTCGGCGGCCCAGCGGCTCCCGGTCCTGGCCCCTGACCCGGTGCCTCGATAGGCTGAATGCTGCGCGTGCCGCGTTCTCCAAACTGAATGCTGTAAAACCGGCCATCCGGTCCCTGGAACACTGACCCGGATTTACCGTACGATTCCGGTCCCGTTCCCGATGCTTCCCGGTTCAGCTTGTTGACCTCTGCTTGCAGTTTCTGTCGCTGTAGCGGATCCTGCCACTGCCCCGTCTCTGCAATGAGCATCTTCGGTCCCTGCACGGGATCGTGCCATGAGGGATCAAGCCCTGCTCCGCCCGGGTGCTCTTTCATGATGGCGCCCCAGGCTTGGGCTCTGCGTGGATCGTTTGGAGGTAGAGCGTCGATGGCCTGTGCTCTCATTCCGAGGCGCTTTACGGTTGCTATTTCATCGTCGCGCTGGAACCGCTGCTTCTGCATGTCCATCTGCTCACGGCGCATGCCGAGTTCTTGGCGCTGGACGTCCTGCTGTTGCGCCATCATCGCATTGCGACGGTTGCCATCGATTGCATTGTTGATTGGGGAGAAGTCCAGCATCGCATTCTGCGGCATCTCCGGGCGGGCTTGGGGCAGAAAGACAGCCATGATCAGTGATCCTCCTTAGCCCGTCGTCGGTGCGCCGAAGCCGCCCCAGCCGGTTGCCTTCAAGGCCATCCCGCCGAGCTGCATCATGTTGTTAATTCCGATGTTCCGGCTTGCTGCCATGGCGTTTCCGTAGTTCGTCGCCTGATTGGCTTTCAACTGACCGGTTCCGAACCGCATGTCGCCGATGCCCTGATCGAACGTGGCTTGTCCCGTAGCCGCCTGCTGACCTTGATTGCCGAGCTGCATCATCCGGTTCTGGTTTGTATTAAAGTCGTCCTGCCAGACGCGAGCCGCTGCGAGGTTTGCCGCCCCGCTGTTGCTCAGTCCCTTCGCTGCCATGGCGCGGTTGACGGCTCTCATTGAGCTATCGATCGCTGGCGACGACATGTAGTTGTCGAAGTACTCCTGCTGGGCATCCCGGCCGTTCAGACCTTGCGCTGTGAGCATTGCATTGAATGCCTGCCCGCCGCCCTGCGAGTACGGATCAAGCCTCTGCTGGCCCTGCTGGTAGTTCTCAATTCCCTGCGTCAATCCGGTGTCGATTGCCGCTGTTGCCTGCTTGTTGGCTTTCTTCAGATCCTTGCGTTGATCCGAGCCAAAAAATGATCCGAGGAAGGAAATGGTCGCCTCCTATGAGTGGAAGGGTGGGCTAGCGCCAGGACAGGGCACACGCGACGGGCGCCAAACCGGTGCTACGGATGGCAGTTACTGTTCGCGGCGTGGCCGCGGGGACAAATCCAGCGTGGCCGCCCGTATGAATGAACGGTTGCGTGCCGGTCTGACTGTCGTTGGAGATGCCCGTAAAGCTGATGGTCTGATTGTTGATGTTTGCTGTTCGAGCAACACCGACGACGATACCGTTTCCCAACGTGTCTACGCTGACATCCGCCGGGAAAGATCCAGCGGTGTTGAACGACGCGATATCATGCGGGGCGTTGTTCTTCAGATTATAGGCCGACCAAACATAGATTGCCCCAGCATCCATGTCGCCCGATGACACGGAAACAACCACTGATCCCGTTGTCCCGCTGGGAACAATCGCCGACCATATCTGACAACGAGCGGACACCTGCGTGACGTCGACGTGCCGCGAGGCAATGACGCCACCGATCGACATATCATCCGGTGCATTGGTTGCGGTAACAGCGAAGCCGATGAATATCCGCCGCCGGGGAGAAGCATCACCAAACGGCACACTGTTGAACGTGTAAGTCGTCTGGTTTGCCGTGAGAGTTTGAACCATCGTCTGATAGACGATGTATGTCTTCAGCCCCCCGATCACCCCTGTCCCGAGCTTCACAGCGTACGGGTTCCAGCAATGGTGATCGTCATGCCTTCACAGGACGAATTCGACGTGATCTCGACGGCAACCGTATCGCCTGCTGCAACCACGTTGGCGGTAGTATGCGCCTGCACTTGCTCCGTGCTCGACACGCTGTTGGCTGTCCCGCCTAACGGTGTCCCGTTGATTTCCACGGTTGCGGTGCAGGTACCTGTATCGGAAACCGTCGAAACACTGTTGATCGTGAAGCCGTAAGGCGCGTTGATGATCAGCCGGTAGGTTTTCTCATCGGGGAATTCGATCACCCAAGAGCCGAACTCTACCGCGAAAGTCTGGGCCTGTTCCCCGAGGCCCTTCTCCGCGCCGAATAGCTTCTCTGAAATGGCCCGCTGGTGTTTGTACCAGACCTGCGTTGGACGCCCGTCCTTGCCGACCATCTCTGCGTTGGCGTCGGGCAGCGGAAGCTTGCTCACGGAAGCAAACCGTACCGAGACAGAATGCCAATCACAGGATCATCCTGCTCTTGCCCTTGTGCATTCACCACAGTCCCAGGGACGGAGGATCTTGCAGTATCAGCTGCTAGGAGATTGGCGCTGTCGGATTTGGAAGGGTCGAAGGCGGCGTTGACGGAGCGGATGTTCTTGGGATCAAAGATCGACAGTTCATGACCATCTGCGATCCCCTCGACGCCATCGTAACCTAGCTTGCGCAACAGTTCGACAACCCTAGGGCCTTCCACGGATCGCGTCAGAACCTCACGCACAGTCTCACCATCGGCTCTCCCGGATGACGGCCAGAGACGATCCCATCTTGACGTTTCTTCTGGTGTCAGACCGGCTTTTATCGCCGCAATAGCGTCTTCCGGTATGCGCGAATTGGGCTTGGTGTTGAGGATATTCCCGCGCACCATGTAGTCACCGACATCTCCATAGCGCGCAGCAACACCGGGTTGCCCGCTAAAGTAAACGCCAGGACCAAGAGCACCACGCTCAGAAGGCCGGAAGCTGTCAAACGGCTGATCTGATCGCGTCCCGTGATGCAGTACCTGATCCGTATCGAACCCCATCTCCTTAGCTCTTGCCATCCTTGAGGCTTCGTCCATCGGGAGATCATTAGCTAAGGCGTTTATCGTCGTCCCAGGGACGGAGGAACGGGCTTGGTCGGCGAATAACGTCTCACCAGTCGTTGATGATTTGACCGTTCCTTCTTTCAAGGGGAGATATTGTCTCTGCGAACCACCGTGATCGAGAATTCCATCAAAGACAATGTGGTCATAGCCTCGCTCTCTCAGAGCATCCTTCACCACGTCGTCGTGATTTGCTCCGCGCGCTGGCGGTTCTACTCCCATCGCCTTCCATGCCCCTGCATAGTCAGGCCAGCCATCCTTCATCGGCATATGAAACGGCTTATCCGCTTGCATCTCCACCGGGTAGACGCGGCTCGTGCGGGCCAACGGGTACTCCGGCGCCATGTTCGCGGCGTAGTAAGAGGCAACATCAGGGTTCGGCGTCAGCCACGGCGCATCTCGGAAGTGGGTGAAGTTCTGAGCCGCTGTCCCGTGGTAGAGTCGCTGCGAAGTGCTTGATGGCTCAACAACACGCAGCCTGTCGCTGCTCAGTGGAACATCGGCCGCATCGTTTGCGGCGCTCATCATGGCGTTGTCAGTTCTGTAGCCAGCCCCAGGCAACCAATCAGGTGCAAAGAATAACGGGCGCTTACTCAGGTCCGGATGATGAACCTCATAATCGGGCGCATCTCTTTTTACGATATGAGATGACCTGCGATAGTACGGCTCATCCAGAATGGCCTTTGCCTTCGGGTGCTCGTCTATGAGCTGCTGGGCGATCCGGTCATCAACAGCCGCCCGCGTTGCTCCCGTCCTCAGCCTTGTGAACGGTGCCGCCATCGCTCCTAGACCTAAAGGCGCAAGCATGTCTCCTGTCTGCACCTGCTCCGGGTACTGCATCGCTCCCAGCCACTTGTTGGCCGACTTTGCCCCTTCCAACATCATGTTGATGGGGTTCCAAGACGACGAGCCCTCCAGAGCGTCCGTCTGTCGGGTCAGCATCGCGTTGACGCGGCCGAAGGGGCTTTGCTCGTAAGCCTGATTGGCGTTCATCCGGTTGACGACTGACTGCGTATCCACGTCTTCCGCATCTGACATCATCGGCCGATAGCCCAAGCCGTAAGGATCAAGCATTCTGTTCATGATGCGAGCCTATCCGCGAGCATCTGTGCATTCCCCACACCCTTGATGCGCATATCGTTCCATGAAATGCGGTAGGTGCGGGACCGGCAGGTGCCCATCCGGCGCGTTACAATCCGGCGCGTGCGCTTGCCTTGCGGGCCGATGTCCAATTGGCGCTGCGTTGACCAGTTGTGCCCTCCGTCGTCGGACCAATCGATCATCAACACAGGGTTGGTTTCGCCCCAGGCCGCGTTGTCGTTCACGATCACGTCGATATGCAGCTCATGGAACTGCAACCGGAATGGAAAGGCGTGCACCGGAGGCGTGTGGATGGCGCACACCAGCGGCTGGCCAGCTTCATCCGATGCCGACGCGCTCTTGGCGTACAGCCTGTTGGTGTCGTAGTCGCCAAAGATGTGCTTGCCGGCGAACCGGGCATAGCAGGAGAACCGGCGGCGTTCGAGGCCGTAGCTGCGCCCCTCGTGCCATGTGCCCTTGGTGGTGTCATAGATCCAGGTGTAGCCGGTGCCTGAGATCTCGTAGAAGACGTGGCCTTTGTCCGACCAGGAATACGCCCGGATGTTTTGCGGGGACGGATCGTTCTGAATATCGCGATCGCAGTCCTCGTTGGAGATCTTCTGTCCGGCATAGCCGTTCAGGAGCATCACGCCGAGATACGCGCCCTGCTCGTCGGTTGCAGCCCATGCGATGCTGTCGACGGTCGCACCGTTGATCACCGCCGTGATTTCGGCAACTGAACCGGCCGCATAGCAGCCGATGTTGACGGATTGCTGGCGGGTAAACACCGAATCCGCATCGCCGGTGTTGGGCCAGAACTCCATAGACTGCCGGCCGAAGATGATGTTGTCGGAGCCTCGGGTTGCCCCCGTCACGTTCTGATCAGAGCGGCTTTCGGCCGAGAAAAAGTCCAGCCCGTCGATATTCGCGCCGTCGTTGATGCCGGAGAAAAACACCCGGCCGTCGAGAACCGGGAAAATGAAGTACCCGTCCCGTTCGAAGACCATCAGCGGCGGCGGCAGGTCGGGATCCGAGATG